TAGACAATCTGCAGCAGCAGCTCCGTGCTGCCATGATGCAGATTCAGGAGCTTACGCTCAAGCTGCAAGACAAGACGCTGCAGGTTGAGGCTTCTCTCGAGAAGACCAGGATCAGCAATGCCGGCAAGAAGGACGTTGCTCTCATTCAAGAAGAGAACGAGAACAAGCGTGCCCTGGCCACCCACTTCTCACAGATCATGGGCAATGGACAACCAAGAGCTTCTTGAGCGTGCGTCCTTCGGACGTCAAGTGGAGCTCTTTTGGGGCTCCGACATTGGCCAATACTTGCGCAACCGCGCGCAGGAGTGCTATAGTGCGGCCATCGAGGAGCTAAAGTCTGTTGACCCCACAGACTCTCGCGCCGTGATGAAGGCTCAGAACGAAGTGCGCGTCGCACAGGTGTTCGAGTCCTGGCTCACAGAGGCCGTAGTGGATGGGGTCAAGGCTTTAGAACTTCTTGAAGGAGATTCTTCCGATGAATGACGACACCGAGATCAGCGGCGAAGGCGCAGTGGGCACGGGCAACGACGCCCGCGTCGCGCAACTGAACGCCATCGCTGATCAGACGGACACGGCGCGGGCAGAAGAGCTTGCGTTCGTCAACGACGACGACACCACCGAGCCGTTCACCGTCGAGACCAGTGGGCAACCCACGGAAGAAGAGGTGGCCGATGAGACCACCTCGCAGACGTCGGAAGAGATAACACAAGAGACCCCCTCTGCCGAGAAGCGGTACAAGCTGCGTGTCAACGGCCGAGATCTCGAGCTGACCGAGTCCGAGCTTCTCGCCCGTGCACAGAAGATCGAGGCTGCTGACGAGTACCTGCGTCAAGCTGCCGAAACCAAGCGGCGACTGGAGCAGATGGCCCAGCCGCAGCAAGATCCGAATGAGCTTCAGCGTCGTCAGGACGATGAGGATCTGGCGCTTGTCCGCGCGATACAAGTGGGCACCGAGCAAGAGGCTCTTGGCGCGTTGCGAAAGCTGCGCAGTCAAGTCAGTGCCAGTCCATCCCTCAGCCGGGACGACGTTTCGCGCACCATCGACGAACGCCTCTCTTTCAACACCGCAATCGACCGCTTCAGCACCGAGTACAACGACGTCTGGACCGATCCCGTTCTGAAGAAGCTGGCCCTCGACAGAGACGCTCAGCTGATCCAGGAAGGTGACGCCCGTCCGTACTGGGATCGCTACAGCCAGATCGGTGAAGAAATCCGCGCCTGGAAGCAGTCGTTGGTTCCCGCTGCAAAGCAGGAAACTTCGCTTGCCGAAAAGGAGGAAAAGAAGGCTTCGGCACGCAAGGTTCCGACTTCGACCTCGGTCAAGTCCAAGCCTGCGCGTGTCGAGGATGATGAAACAGACGATTCACCGTCTGCCGTGATCGCCGCAATGGCGCAGAAACGCGGCGGACCTCAGTGGATGAGAGGCTAAGGAGTCGCTACAATGGCTGGACAAGTCTGGGCAGTGAACTCTCTTGGCGGCTTCATGTACAGCCGCCAACTGAGCAACGTGCTGCGTATGGCGGTGCAACCGCTGGTCAAGTTCCGTCAGTTCGCTGACGTTCGTGACGCATCGCAGCAAGGCAAGAAGAAGGGTGACCTGTTCACCTGGGACGTCTTCTCGGATGTCGCCACCGCTGGCGGCAACCTCGTGGAGACGAACACGATGCCGGAAACCAACTTCACGATCACGCAGGGCACCCTGACGATCAGCGAAGCCGGCAACAGCGTTCCGTACTCGGGCAAGCTGGACAACCTGTCCAAGTTCCCCGTGATGGAGCTGATCCAGAAGGTGCTGAAGAACGACGCCGTCAAGTCGTTCGACCGGCTGGCGTGGTACCAGTTCGACCAGACCCCGCTGCGCGTCCTGCCCACCAACGGCACGGACACGGCGGCGATCACGCTGTTCACCAACGGCACGGTCACGGGCACCAACACCATCGCGTTCAACAACGCGCACGCCAAGTCCATCGTCGACACGATGAAGGAGCGCAACATCCCCGCCTACATCGGGGACGACTACTACGCCCTGGCGTGGCCGACGACCCTGCGCACGTTCAAGAACAACCTGGAGAGCATCCACCAGTACACGGAGGCTGGCTTCAAGATGATCATGAACGGCGAGATCGGGCGTTACGAGAACGTCCGGTACGTCGAGCAGACCAACATCGTGAAGGGGCGCAGCACCGACGGTCTCACCGGCACCGCGTGGTCGCAGGGCAGGAGCGACTGGATCTTCTTCTTCGGCAACGACACCGTCGCCGAAGCGATCGCGGTGCCCGAGGAGATGCGCGGCAAGATCCCCAGCGACTACGGTCGCAGCAAGGGGGTGGCGTGGTACTACCTGGGTGGGTTCGGAATCGTCCACACCCTGGCGTCCAACGCCCGCATCGTCAAGTGGGACAGCCAAGCCTGAGGAGCGCACATCATGACGCAACGATCCGTTTCGTACGACCACGCAGCGAGCCTCGCCCGCATGTCGCACGGCTTTGGCCAGAACACGGCCGGAGCCAGCACGAACTTCTCCAAGTTCGTGGCCTTCACCAACCTGAAGGTCTACGCCATCCAGGCTGCGTCGCTCACGGCGGGCACCAGCACGCAGACCGCCTGGAACGGCACCGGTACGCATGTCGCGATCAACGCGGACCAGTTCAGCCTGATCCACGTCTTCAATCGCAACGGTGCGGCGGTGTCCACCGCCACGCACGGTCCGTTCGCACTGTCGTTCGGCACCGGCACCGGCACCATGACGGCGGGTGTGTTCACGCGCATCCAGCTGTCGGGCACCGGGACGTCCGGCAACGTGCAGGGTGGCACCAACACTGCGGAGGGTGGCATCGACGTCTTCGCTGGTGACACGGTGCACATCCTGCGCGGCACCGACGCCACGGCGATCAGTGCGTTCGCCATCGAGTACGGCCTCGCGTACGACGCCAACCTCACCACTCCCGCCTGACCAGGAGAACTGACATGGCAATGGAAAAGGAAATGACGGGGTTCCAGACCTCGGGCTACATCGACAAGAAGGGTACCCCTTCCGGCGAGATGGCCAAGTTCAACGTCATGCCCCCGGGGTATGACATCAGCAACCAGCCGATGGCCGACATCCGCGAGATGCCGATGGTCAAGCTGGTGGACGTCTCCTACCCTGGCGACGGCTACTGATCCACTGGCGCTACGGCGCTGAGTGTGCTACTATGCGGGGGCCTGCGGGGCCCCCGCACTTCCATGGAGATATGAAATGCTCTATCGATCGATGCAGGACAAGAACGAGGTGGTCTTGTCCGGCCGCCAAGAAGGGGGACAACCCTGGGCCGACGCGTCCAGCGCCCGTGGTCCCATGCCGCCGCTGGGCGAGTACGAGTACACGGAACCGCCCGAGTGCCCCATGCGGCCGCCCGGAACCGCGATGGAGATGGAGAATGGGTTCCGACGCCTACCGGACAACGAGCGCGACAACTACATGATGGAGATCTTCTCGGGGCCTTCCGAGGACTTCATGATCCCGCGCAACAACTACTCTCGTCGCAGCGTCTGAGGTGGCACTATGCTCGGTCCCAACCAGTCTCTGAACTCCGCCAATACCGCCCCGGCGATGGAGGCGGTGGCTATCACGCCCAGCAACAGTGACGATCTCCCCAACGGTGTGGCGCGTGCTCTCTACATCGGAGGTGGCGGCGCTGTGGTGCTGGACACGTACACCCAGACGTCTTTGACGTTCTCGGGTCTGCAGGGCGGCACGATTCTGCCCGTGAACGTCAAGCGTGTGCGCAGCACGGGAACCACCGCAACCAACCTGATCGCCCTGTACTGAGCATGGTTTGCGGCATCTACGCCATACGCAACAGATTAGACGGTAAGTTTTACGTCGGTCAGTCTGTGAACGTGTTTTCTAGGTGGAAAGACCACAGAAAACTGCGTGGTAGAGATCGCCGCAGCCACATTTATGAGGCCATGAATAGGCATGGCGTTGAGAACTTTCAGTTTTTCATTTTAGAGAGGTGCGCTCCAGAGTGCCTGAATTCTCGCGAGGCGTTTTGGATGCAGTTTCTGGAGTCTCGCACGCTTGGATACAACATTATTCCTGCAGGTCAGACTGGCAGGGTTATGGATACTCAGGCTAGACAGGCCATTTCTCAAAAACTGACTGGGCGTAAAAGACCCGCTGAGACAGTTGAGAAAGTCAGACAAGCTATGCTTGGAAAACGGCACACTGAGGAAACCAAAAGAAAGCTGAGTGACATTTCGAAGGGTCGTGCTGTTTCTCCGGAAACACGTGCTAAACTTTCAGCTATTCAGAAACGCGCCCACGCAGCCAAGGGGCATGTAGTTAAGGACTACGTCTGATGCATCTCTCACAAATCAGCCTCGCCCTTACACGACTGAGTGGCCAGTTTTCTCCTGCGTCCCTATTTGCTGCTGGGGAGGTTGGAGCTTGGTACGACCCCAGCGATCTGACGACGCTGTTCACCGACAGCGCAGGCACCACGCCCGTCACTGCCGTGGAGCAGTTA